ATCAGGTATAAGCTCACTTTATGAAGCCTTTCAGATATAACCATAGGAACAAAGTTTGAGTTTGTATCACCACAGCTATTCTACGGAGGTCTTTTACCGCTTGAACGAATAGGGCACTATGTCTCTGCAATTTGTTAAACATTTTGCGGAAACTTAGCTGCTCGGACTCTTGGAAAACGAACCGAGATGTTACTCTCGGCTCGACCTTTTTCAGTTGAGACTGAACCAGGCCGTAGTACTCCTCCATTTCAGGAGAAGTGTTCTCCAAGTTAGAGTTAACGTGCAATATTTCCCATTGAAGATCTATCGATGATAGAAATTCTTCTCGTGCCATTTCGCTTGCTTCCACTTTGTGGTAAGTCGGATCTATTGAAGAATAGAACCTACTGCAAGTCAAATGGTAAGGCTCTTTGGGGACTACCAGGATATCTGGTCCATTCTTCATGTGGACGATATCAAGGTTAGTTACTGGTGATCCAGCTTTTATATAAGCAGGTCGCCTCTCTAAAGAAAGAAACGCTGCTCTAACCCCATCAAGAACATCTGCGTGCCGTTTATCTTTTACAATAAACGACTTTTCGTTACTAGAGGGTCTATACTCTTTACCATCGCTAGAATGTGGCTGTTTACCTGGCTGAAACTTACCAGGTGGTATAGCTCGTTCTTTAACCTCAGCAACGTCAGGCAAGCTATCCCGTGAGGGATAGATTAACCTTGCAGCATCACAGTGTACCAAATGTTTCGGTGGTTTCCATCCCAGTCCCCCCATATGGGAGGGCAAGGATGCTAACATGGTAACCTCTTCTCTAGCAGAAGCAGGTACGAGCTTAATAGCTTTGCGACCATACCGCATTAATAGATCTAACGGTTTGCCGAAAGTAAAAAGTCGTTCACTGTCTGGGAACTTGTACGCTCGAATTACTCGAGTCTTTAGAGCTAACTTCGAAGCAAACTCTCCTAGTATATCGGAAGTCAGTCCCTTATATGGATGGACTGGCACTCCGAGATCTTCCATCACTTTCTTATATTGTGATGAAATTTCACTAGTCATAACGATGTCGTCTCCTAGAACCCTAAACGTGTCTTCTAATCCACTCTGAATCTCCAGATTCCTGAGAAGAAATCCGTGCGTAACCGCAAATGCCATAAAACATGGGTATAAACCCATCGGTGTTCCCTTGGTCCATTTGACAGAAGTCTTGTTGGGCAAAAGTTTCGACTTATAAACCCAATGCTGCCGGCTTAAGTGTTCCATCAACTCCAAAGCGGAGTCGAAGTCCCACCTGCCGACAGGTCCGATCTTCTTCAATGTTTCTATAATCATTGATAGAGGAAAGACATCGGTCGCACTTGATAAATCGGTGCAATCGAGGGTATATCCTTTCTGCAGTTTTGTCTGCATCCAGGATACGCCTTTCTTCTGATCAAATGTACAATCCCAAGGAAGGCCACGTTTGACGCATTTCTGCAACCATTGCTGGAGCTTACTCAGCGCTACTTGGTGACCTCTAAGTGGATTAGCTACAATTCGCGCTTTAGCACCCCTCTCCTGGATTTTACCTATGATACCGACGTACTCAGTTTTCCGTACGTGATGCCATAGGTCCCAAATCCGCTCATCCATAGGAACGGCAGATGGGCCCCCAAGGTCGAGAGCTATCCTGAAACCTTTAGGAATCAGGATATTACCTATTGCTTTTTCATACAATGGGTAATAACGACGAAGAGTTATGGTACTTAGAAGTCCTAAGTCCCATAAATGGCGATCTAGAGAAAGACGAGTCTCAGGCACAGAACCCAAGTACCCAATCTTGGGCTCGAAAGTTAAGACTTTCTTACCCGGTAAGCCCGTCCATCTAATAAGGGACTCATATTTACATTCGTCCCAGATATGGCCTAAACTGCTATAGTCATCCCCTATCCATAAATCCGGTTTACTCTTAACCGGATCTGGGTTCTCTACAGCGTCAATGAACTTCTTGACCTGTAGGGGGGTTTCTTGCTTCAGTTTTATCGAAGTATAGAATTTTAAAGCTCCGAAAATGCCATCTAGTTTCCTAGCGGACAAGGGCATAGTCTTTAAGCCCTTGAAGAACCACCGAAATGGTCCCTTAGGAGTGCCATCGCCATGGCAGGCAATCCTTGCCTTGGTTGGAATACGGTATCGGGAATCCCCGCCTACCCATTTGGCGGCTAATAAATGGAATTCCTTAATTCGTGCGACTGTCCACTCTGGACCGCAATCAGACATCCATCGTAAGATGGTATCCGAGAGCGAGTACGAAACCCGTTTGGGTACTCCAAGTATACACAATAAGTGAGCGTAATCTGACCGGCTTCTGACATATGCGAGTGAGTATGACATAAAAACCCTTTGACCTTCATAGGTTAAAATGTAGCGAGTCGCTTATCCAACGGATAATACGCACCAGACGGTTAGAGTGAGGTGGGTAACCAGACCCACCG